GAAGGCGGCGAAAGCGGCAGGCCGTGCCAGCGCCGACGAAGCCATGCGCTTTGCTCTCGACATCGACGAGGAGTTTGCCCGCGCAGAAAAGCATTCGAGTTCCCTGCAAGACTTGGCCCGCGAACTGAACGAGCGCCATGTTCCTACCTACACGCAGTGGCGAAAGAACCTCAACGCCCGCAATGATGATGGTGAGTGGTATCCATCATCAGCCCGCAATGTCCGCATACGCCTGGAGGATCTTAGAAAGGGGGGCAAGTGATGTCTATTGACCAATTTACCGCCGAACTGCACCGCCGCACCGACTACGCGCTGACTGCGGCGAATTATTTCCCGGTAACGATGCTTGGAGCGGACCAAGGCCTCGTAAGAAATTTCGAATTGGGCTGCGCTTCAGTTCGCGACAACCCGCGAACCGGCCTGATGCTGATGCGGATGTCGGCTGAAAATGCCTCTGACCGCGTCCGCGCCTCGCTGCCACGGGCTGGCGCCGAGGTCAACTACCGCACCCTGGCGCTTTACCGCATCATCGAAGGCCGGTTTGAGGCCATACGCACGAACATATTCCAACGGCATGCGACGATCAACGATGTCTATGACGCCTGCAATGGTCGCCGTGCTACACAACAAACAATCCGACGTGAACTCGCGGTCTGGGTTGACAAGCGCTATGTTGAGATGGCTGACCATCGCGGTGATCGACGCCGTACCCTGATCGTGCCGACAAAGACCACGATCAGAGAGTTCATCGTCAACAAAACGGCGATGTGGGTACACCGCATAGCCATCGCCGAGCAACAATACACTGCCATTAACTCGCTGAAGACGTGGCTCGTCTCTGAAATCGGGCTGGACCCCGGCCTGATCGAATGGGCTGCGGAGGAATCCAGGCGGCTGTTTCCCATCGAACAGCCTGACGGCTTCCCAACGATGATAGTTGCAAATGAAAAAGTCATCAAAAGTATAAGTAATAATTAGTTATAATTAATATAGGTAATCTTTACAGGTTTTTTTCCCAAACCCACGGGGTAATATCCAACATAGGAGGTCGCAGATGCATTTCAGGAAACCCATAACAGAGCACTGGTACGCTCGACAGCAATACGGCGGACAGGAGCGGGTGCGTGTTGACGTACCGATGCTTGATGCCGCTGATTTGGCGCTGGCGGCGAAGCGGTTTTTAGAGGTTGGCCAGGAACTTGATCAACTTAGAGGTGTGGTCGGCCTTCAGTTACATCAGAAGATCTTTGCGGCCCGCCACGTCATCGCCATGGCCCATCTTGGCTTTCGTTCCGGTGTGGAACGGCAGGTCATGTTAGCCGAGGAATCCGAAAAGTGAATTGTGTTTTGTACAATCGTGTCGGCAGGGGTCTGTATAATTTCTCAGAGCCATTCTGCCATTTTTTTCAATCTTCTAAGAAAGGAACTTGTCATGAAGGATTATCGGCGTTATCCGATAATGTATAGTATGTCACCTAAGTGGTTGATCTATTTACGAAATCTGGGTTTGGAGGTCAGCTTGGTCAGCCTGTACAGGCAGGCATTAGCCATAATTATTGGTAGCGGCTTTCTCTACGCTTTCCTAGCCTTTTTCTTGGCGATGGGAGGCAGACCATGACTAATCAACCGCAGACTGCAAGGATCAGAGCCGCCCTGGAGGCTGGCGAAACCCTGACGCCGTTGGACGCTCTGCACCAGTTCAACTGCTTCAGACTCGCTGCGCGTATCAAAGACCTGCGCGACGACGGCCTCGACATTGAGACGCTGAAGATTGCGGCGAATAACAAATCATTCGCCGCGTATCGCTTGGCTGAACGGCAGGGGAGGCTCCTCTGATGGTAGGCAAGCTAACGGACAGCAAATTCGTATCGGCGTCGGAAATCCCGGCGCTTCTCGGCCACAATCCCTGGCAGTCGATCAACGGCCTGCAAGCGTCGAAGATGGACGCCCGGGCAGGCGTCGAGGCACCACCGCTTGTTAGTGAGGCGGCTGACCTAGGGGATCTGTTTGAGCCGGTGATTGGCCACGAAGCTCTTCGCAGGCTTGGCATGTCCGGTCGGCGCCCTGTCGGTGAAATCAGCGGTGTGATGACGGTGCCGCAGGCAAAGGTTTGCCCAGACAAGTCGATCAATCTCCAGGCCAGCCTCGACGGCATCGTCCTCGGTAAGGGTGAGACGATCTCGCATGACCCGGAGATGGGCATCTATGTTATGACCGATACCGGCCAGATCACCCTCACCGGGCATGGCCCACTCGAGGTGAAAATGACGGGGGCAGCGCCGGAGGACGAGCCCGCCATGCACCGCGGCCCACTTCAGCTACAGGCACAGATGATGTGTCTCCCAGCCAAGTGGGGCGTCATCGCAGTGCTTTACGGAGGTCGGGGCGGTCACCAAATCCGGGTCTTTTGCTACGAAGAACATCACGAAGTCCAGACACTGATCAAGACATCGATCTTGGATATGGAGGACCGGATTGCCAACGGTAGCTGGCTTGACTTGGAGAACCCTGCGGAGGCGGCGATGATCCATGACAAGGTCGAAGACGACGACATGCCGCCGCTGCTTCTGCCACATGAAATGCTAGACATTGTCAGGAGTGTCGCCGACGCCCGGGCGGCGACGAAGGCCTGCCAGAAGATCATCGACGAAGGCAGCGCGGCGATTATGCAACAGATGGGGAACCATTCAACGGCTCTCATCCAGGGCGAGGACATCCGATATCGGATTTCATGGCCCATGCGCCACGTCAAGGCCAAGCCGGAAAAGATTGTGCCTGCGGTATCGCCGTCCAGCGCACGACAAAAAACGATCAGCATCAAGGAGGAAGAGATCCATGCATGACGAACCCGCAAGATGGCCCCAACAAGAGATCGACTACACCCGTGCCTTCGTCGAGGAAATCGGTCGCGCCGATTGCGACAACCGATTTGGCCGACATGGACACGCTCTCGTGTTCGAAGGCCCCTTCGTCACAGTGCGGCGGCACTGGCAGAAGCGTCGATGGGTTATCGGCTACGAATGGTCGAACCTCTTTGCCGACGAGGTGTCTGGCAATGTCTATCAGCGCGTGATGGGCTTCGGCGACACGCTGGCCGAGGCCCGCGCCCACGCCACCGATAAAAAAGCGGTGATCTCGCCATCCATCGGCATTTATTTATGACCCAGACTAATGATAGGAGAAGACTGATGACTAATGCGTTAACGCTAGCGCCGACGACCATGAGCGAGGCGATGGAGTTCTCCAATATGCTGGCAACGTCGAACATTGTCCCAGCCGCCTTCCAGGCGAAGCCCGCCGATATCCTTGTCGCCATCCAATGGGGGATGGAGCTTGGCTTGCAACCGATGCAGGCGTTACAGAACATCGCTGTTATCAACGGCAGGCCCAGTGTCTGGGGCGATGCCCTGCTTGCCATCGTCCGCGCCGATCCTCGCTGCCTCGGCGTCCAAGAGGAAATCGATGGTGAGGTCGCCAGTTGCACGATCAAACGGCAGCAGGCCGATGGCTCGGTCGAGGCGGTCACGGCAACCTTCTCTATGCGTCAAGCTGCGAAGGCAGGCTTGGCAGGTAAGAAGGGGCCGTGGACAAGTTACCCCGAACGTATGTTGCAGATGAGGGCCAGAGGGTTCGCCATCCGCGATGCCTTCCCAGACCTGCTGAAAGGCGTCATAACGGCGGAAGAGGCGCAGGATACACCCGAACCCAGAGAGGTGACTGGCCTAGACAGCGTCTTAATCTCGGCATCAGAGCCGCCGCTGGCCGCAGAGGCGCTGCCTCCAATTGAACCGCCCGCCAACGATGTCAAATGGATCATCAAAACGGCGGAAGGAAAGGTGGTGTCAGAGACGCTGACGCAAGAGGCCTTCACATCGACATGGATGGATCTCATCGCAAACGCGAGGAACAACAAAAAGGCTAAACCTCTGACGGAGGTGCGCCACTGGCTGGCAGAGACTAAGGAGGCGAACATCTCGGCCTGGAATGAGCTTGACGCAAATTTGGGTGAGCCTCTGGAAGAGGACTACCAGAAAGCAATTAAATATTTTTCCGTAAAAATTAAGGAGGAGACCGATGAGCTTGACGCAGCGGGAGCGTGATCTGCTGACCATCGTGTCAGAGCACATTGAAGACTTCGGCATCTCTCCCACCTATCGGGAGATCGCCCGCCGACTGGGCGCCAACTCCATGTCGTCGGTACACCGTGTCGTGCATCGCCTGCAAGACAAGGGCGTGATCTCCCTGTCGCATCTGCCGCGCTCAATCCGCGTACGCGACAACGAGGTGCCGGTCGTGAAAAGATGGCTGGAGGAGCGCGTCAGCAGTCTACGTCGGGCGCCGCCGCACTGCGGCGTCAGCCATGAGCGGGCAGACATCCTGGCCGACGAACTCGAAACGCTGGCCTAGCAAATCGGCGGCGGTGATAACTTCATCGCCGCCGGTCGCTTGGGCGGCAGGCGCAAGAGGCCTGCCGATACATTCGCCCGAGCCTCGGCAAGCAGGCCGATGGCAAGGCTCGACAGCCAGATTGTCACCAAGTGGTCGTCGCCATCGCAGGCCTCCCGTGCCTCGGCCAGAATGTCGTCACTAGTCATTTCAATCTCCGCAAAATTCAGACCACGCCTCGTTGTGGGCCAGCACTACCCGCTTGGTGGCGGTCGTCAGCCTGTCGTCTTCGTCCAAGATAATGGGCCTAATCCATTCGCACCCTGCTACTGGTGCGTCGATAGTGGCGCAACCGGCGGTCAAGCTCATCATCATCAAGACTGTCAATATCAGCCGTGACCTCGGCCTTGCGCTTGGCACGGGCCTGCGCCGCCTCAAGCGCGGACAGACGGGCCTCGCTGGCACCCGCCCGACGCAGTCGCCAGTCACGGAACAGGCCCGCCAGCGAACTGAACAGGCGGCTGACGGCAGTGATTGCCGACAGCCAATTCACTTGGCATTGGCCTCGCTGACGAACATGGCGATAGCGGCTGCGACAGCGGCGATGGCGGTGCCGATTGTCTGCCATTGCTCGGCAGAGACGCCGAACACCATGGCTAGCCCAGCTAGACCGGCCCAGGTGGATGGTTCCTTGGCGCGGGCGAGTGCCCAAAATACGACTGAATTCATAATCATCTCCTGTAGTGATAGACGACCTGCGGCAAATCGGTATGATCTGACCGCCGGTCGATGTGGATGAAGTTCGATGCAACGCCGACAGACCAATCACTGGCCAGAGCGGCGGACATCAGCTTGGCGCGGCTGACGCCATCCAAAATCACGACATCGACCGCGCAGGTGTCGGTGCCGTGGGCCTCGTTCCCGATTAGGTGCAGGCTGCGCGGGTGACCGCCGATCCGGCGGTTTCTTTCGACAGTCCGGCAGGCCGAGGACAGCCGCATCGGCGCCCCGAACGCTGCCCGCAAGCTGTCTAGAGCGGCCCCAAAGCCAGGAGCCAGAACAAGCTCACCCGTCGTCGGGCAGGCTAGCTCATCTTCCGAAAAGAACATCAGCATTGTTTTTGCCGCAGCCAACTTAGGTAATCAACAGCTGCATCCATGTCTGCGTAGCATTGGATAAGAGCCGCAGCGTTGGTCGCGCCCGGGTTGATGATCGCCGTTATCGCCGCGCCCTCTTGCTGGCTTTCATGGCCCAGGAGTTCCGCATACTTGTCGATAAATTTATAGCCCCTGCTTCTCACTAACCAGTAGACGAAATCCCGGTCAGCACTTTCCTCTTGGTGCATGCCCCACTGGTGGATGTGACCAGCTACATACAAATGCGCCATCTCCTTCATGCTGGCTGCTTTCTGCAACCCATGCAAAGTATTCCATTGGGAATTACCGGGG